TCCCAATTCATCATGTTAGGCGATACGAACGGCTTTTACCTATTTAATGATGAAATGGGCGAGGTCGTGGGCGACATGGAAAAAATCACAAACCCCGCCGAGATTGTTGCGAGTTTTTGGGAACAGTTGAAAAAGTTTTACCCCGATTTATTGAAGGGGGCGAATTAATGAATTATGAAACCCGCGTCATTCTTGCAAGTAAAGAGCAAGGGATCACCGACCTAGTTTCTGTGATGCTTGATAAAGGGATAACGGCGGAAATCGCCCAAACGGGCGGGTTCACCATGTGCGCCTATGTTGAGTTGAAGGGTGGTTTTTATATTTACGCATCACCCTACGGCGCAAGCGTTTACGATTCCGAAAGTTTCGAGAAGGATCTCGCCGTGTTTGATGAACCACAAGCGCCCGAAATAATTGCGGGCGTGGTTTGGCTATATTTACAAGATCACAAATAATAAACGCGCCCCCGCTTTTGGGGTGAATGGTTCGAATCCATAGGGCGCACTAATTCGGGGGATCGGCTCCCGAATTTAACGAAAGGCACAAAATGCAACACAAGCAGACACAAGAAACCGCGGGAACTTTTTATGTGGGAGAACTCAACACCACACGCGCNAGAATTTCAAAAGTATTTGGCGAACCTATCGAATACGGGGAAGGGGACAAGGTAACTTTGGAGTGGGGAATCGTTTTTGAAGATGGCACAATTGCCACCATTTACGATTGGAAACGATACGAACAGGGAGCGCCGAAACTTAACGAACTCACCGCCTACCATGTCGGGGGAGTATCTTCTCGCGCTCTTGATCTCGTGAATAAAGCTTTTTCCAAAAAGATTTCGCGATCTTTGTTTGTTGAATGTCGCGAATGGTTCGACAAGGTAAACGGAAACTCTTACTTTTCTACCCGAATTTGGGTAGATGGTGGGCAAGTTGCGATTTTACCTTTTCAATATGGCTACGGCGATCAATTTCTCTATGAATCCCAAAAGAAACTTTTAGAATTGGGCTATATTCCACAAGAAGAAAAAAACGCGGGTTTATGGACAATCGCGCAAAATCTAAATATTGATTTTTATAGTTCAAAATCAAACACAACTAAAAAAGAGATGTTCAAGATTTATCCTCTTTATTCTGAAAAGGTGGCATGAATGAAACTCACGAAACGCGGAAAACGCGCCCGTGCTCTTTTAATTCTTGCGGGTTTGATTCTTGGGGTTTGGGCGGTTTTGTTTTATACCTCTCACCATCGTGTTTATGATAATTGCCACCAAACGCCCGAAGGATGGGCGTGTGATTTGGTGGGGTGGGTTCATAACTAAGCGCTTTAATCCTTCACGGGTTCGCCCGTGGGGGGTTATGGCTCTTGGATCGGCCTAGAGTCTAGAAAGGGGAAAAATGAACTCACGCGATGAATATTTAGAAGAATTGGAAATGTATCATTATGATTTAGAAAAGATCGCCACGAATGGAGAGCGCGTAACGCTTGGCGATGATGAGCGCTATACCGATTCACTGGGGCGCTTTGGCTATTCTGCCCACTTTGGGGGCGGGTGGATTTGCTACACGTGCGGATTATTGTGCGAATGTGGAGAGGGGGAATAAAGCTACATACCACCGAATTCCAGGGTTAGACTTTTTCGGGTATTTTATCTAATGTACGAAATGCCCGAATTGTTCGAATAGCACGAAAAAAGTTTTACCTGGGTAGCTAGTGGTAACTCAATCCCAGTTACCTGGCGAGCGAGGATTTTTTTTTTATTGGTTCTAGTGATAACTCAACCTTTTGATTTAGTTAGTTTTTATTCAATCTTTCAAGCCTTGCGTCTAGCAGCATATCTATTCTCGATAGCANNGCTACTTTTTTTTGATAACTCATTCGATTTCCGTATTCATCTTTTTTTAATTCCACGGCGATATGTGCCAGAGCTTCATCTATATCTGGCACAGTATCGGATACATCTACGCGCATGAGCAGAATTTTACTCTTGGTTACGGTCATCGCGCTTCTGCTTATACGCTTTAACGTCATCAGCATAATAGAAAACTTCTTTACCAATTTTCTTCACCCACTTAACGCCCCCTCGATATTGAATTTGGCGCAAATTATTTAGGTTGATGCCCAAGTATTCGATGACTCTTGGGCATCCCCATAGTTCCTGTTCGCTCATTTAGAATGGAGCCTTATCTGAACCGTTAGGATCTGAATTTTCTAATTTTGCGTATCGTTCGACTTTATGAATATCAAAAGCAATTACTTCTAGCGATGAACGCTCTTCGCCATCTTTCGTGGTGTAGAAAGATTGCTCCATTTTGCCAGATACGGTTACGGTATCGCCCTTCTTGTAGCGATCTGAAACCTTTTCAGCAGGGATCCCGAAGAATTTCACCTTAAGCCACATTGGTTTGCCATCGATCCATTCGCCATCTTTCTTGATGCGTTGACCAACTGCTAATGAAAATTCTGCAATTGCTTTATCGTTTGGAAACTTCAGCTCAGGATCTTGGCCTAGGTTGCCAGTGATTACTAAATTATTCATTTACTTTNCCCTTTCCTAATTCGATAACACTTCCGTCATCGAGTAACAACACAACACTTCCATCTGGTCGCGTGAATGGCGCTTCAGTTGGGTCTTGCCATGAACCTACCATCCAACCCTTTTGTTCGGCCATACTTGGGTTCATGTGAATTGATTTTGTATCTAAGTTATGGCATTTGTGATGGATGCGAATTAAATTCGCCGGAGAATCTTGCCCNCCACGCGATTTCAATTTGCGATGATGCAGCGCCATAGANANTTGAGCCGATGCNCCGCAGGTTTCGCAGTAATCACCGGCTCTTGCTTTGACGATCTCTACAANTTTTTGATCCATCGTTACCTTTTCTTAGATTACGGTCAGTCTAATACCATCCGTGCCTTAAATGGAAATTAAGACTTTGGCAAGGAGTTGAATAACGAGCTGTTATGTATCCAATGCCATGCTCAATTTGAACCATAGGTTTTTTTGATTTTTCGCCTAATACTTGGGCAATTCCAAACGCATGAAGAGCCACTCTTTTACCTTTTTTAACNTGGTAAACGGGAGTAGTATTTAAAGCTTTAAAATTCCAATGACTTTCCCGGTTCCAAAGTTTTACTAGGCAACCAAATTGAACTTTGCTATTCCACTTATCCATAACTTTAACTTTTGCAAATTGCATAGGTGAAAGCATTTCTAATTTACTCATAGTTGGTGCAAAGGCATGAGCAGGACTAGCAAAAACGACCCCTACCGCTAATGCGGCTACTATAAGGGAGCGCTTAAGAGCGTTAACTAAGCGCTCGTTTCGCCCTTCTTACAAACTTCACAAGCGTTGGTCGCGTAGATCCAACTGCCACAATTACATCTTCTAACATCTTCATCCATGATTTCCCCCTTAAAGGTGTTGGTTATGGACTGTATTATTTTAGCGTAGCTGAATCCTTGATTTGGGCTTTTGCTATGTCTTTAGCCTTGTTTAGCGCTTGAAGATACGCTTGTTCAGGCGTAAGATCCACGCCATTAAACGGGTTCGGATTTAAAATTTCAACCTGGATAGCACTTACAATATCCTCAGCAGTTCGATTATGAACATATAGCATTAAAGAATTTATTTCAGGTCCTAATTTCTTTGGATCTGCTTTCATTTGCTNCTTCCCCATCCCGTTCCCTTAAAGTGTGCTGGTGTAGCACCGATTATTTTTCGCATAGGCACTTGGCAGCGCCCACATAATGTCGTGTGATCGTCATTAATAAGCAGATCAACTTCTAAATTGCTGTCGCACTCATCACAAATAAAGTCGTACTTAGGCATCTTCGTGTTCGCCATAATTTCGTGAATTACAAATCTTGCATTTCGTTTGCCAATAACCAGCAGACACCGTAACTTCAATATCTTCATTTAAGATCCCGCAATCATCACAATTGAAATTAACTTCGGCTTCATATTGCGTTGGATAGTAATGACTCTCAAAGCTCATTCGGACACCGCCTTATATGTATTGATACTTATTTTCATTGAACACCATTCACATTCGACAATGGCATTATCGGCAGTTCCAACGATCATTAAGCGATTGACAAATCCACCTTTAGATCCGCACCAGATACAAAAAATATGTTCTTGGCTCATTTGGATAACCTATAAAGAATTTCCGCAATTGCGGTTCCAACTACACCCGCAATTATTGCTGTTGTAACGATAATCATTTATTGCACCTTTCGTACTGGGGCTACTTCTTAGCCCTGTTGTTGCGTAATCTATTATCAACTCTTAGGGATTGTCAATAGAATCGCCGTAACCTGCTTCTCTTAATAAATCGAGCATGGCTCCTACGGGCATGACCGCCCACCAATTAGACACGGAGTTCAATCCAACGCCATTTGGTTTAACGATTGTTATACCGAAATCGGCTTTCGCATTTATGCGCTCGACTTCAGTTTCCTTTATCCATTCAGGAAATTTATATGTCTTATGATTTTTAATTTCAAATACCAACCCAGGCGCACCAGATACATCGCCCATATCGTTAACGCCGGATAAAGCCCTGCGCTCGACCATGGGAAATGATTCTAAAACTCTTGGGTCTTTCACGAAAGCAGATTCCGCGCTCGTTCCCTTTTGCTTAGCTTTACTCATTGATTAAATGAATTGAGTCGCGCACTACTGTGTGGTGGTCGCCATATTCATTAGACAAATAAAGGTCAAATGTCAAATTGCTATCAGGACCATCAATTGCGCGAACAATCCAGCGCTGATTGCCAACCACTACTGGGTCGCCAACCTGCAACGCTTCAGGTTTAACTTCTATAAGTGTCATCGATCACTCCTTATCGTAAGCATTACGGTTTAGGGTACGCTTGTTGCGCCCATTTTGCTAGTAGTTCTTGCTTGATTTCAGGCGGCATTGGAACTGCCCTAGCCTTTGCTTCTTCTTCGGCTATTTGGGCTTCTAAAGCCCGTTTGCGCTCCGCTAGATCCCTTTGCTTGGACATCCGTAGATCGCGCTCTCGTAGCTCATCTGGGGTCATTTTGCGGGGTGGCATTGGATCATCCATCCAGCGTTCTTCTTCTAACCATCTCGCCGGAGCAGGGGTAAAGGTTTGATCCCTATTAGGATCTTTCGCATACCTTTCAACCGCAGCAAGAATCATTTTTGGATCAGCCTTAGTTATTGCCATCGCCCAGGCTTGGCGAGCNCTTACTACGCTCACCTTGCGAGGGTAGGTATTCCAAAAAACACCAAATTCATCAATCATGGCATCAATCCTTCAACNTGGTTTTTAGTTACCCCAAATCCTTCTGCCATTTTTAATGCACGAATCCTAATCGTAGATGGTCCACGACCAGCCATTGAGTTGCGCTCACTAGAAGTAAACCCACCCCATACTCCGTATTCTTCGTTGGCGTAAGCCCATTTCAGACAATTTGCCCATATTGGGCAACTGAAACAAGTTGGTCGAATAACTTCCATAAGTTCGTTTTGAACCTTTTGAGTTTGCCGTTTTTCTTCAACGTCGAAAAAATCATTTGTCCTCATTCCACGACAATTAGCTTGAAGCCAATCTATGCCCGCTTCATCGAAGGACATCCGCGCTCCCCTGTTTCGTCATACCACTCGCAATACATTTTGCAAAAGTGTTTTGGCTTTTCGGGGGAAGGAATTTCTTTTTTAGATGCAGACTCCTTGACTTCTTCTAACCACTTTAATGCGGCTTCGGCTTTAGTTGAATCGTATGGTTCATGATGTACCAATATGTCTGAAATCTTTCCATCTCTGGGAATAGTTACTAGGCATACAGTTTTAGGATCTTCGCCATTTTGTTTAAGAATGTGAGCATAGACTTGGACTTGCCAAATTTGATTATCACTTGGAAAGTAGCGAAGGCTAGCTTTAGTTGTAGTTTTCCAATCAACCACTAACTGCTTATCTTTTATGTAAAGATCGGTATGCGCTGGTATCCCAAACGCATTGATCTCTTGCTCAATAAGAAAATTATCCCCAAATGGATCTTCGCGCTTAATGGCTTCTGCAATTCCGGCGTGAATAAAAGTTCCAAGAATCGCTGGTAGCGGTTCAGTTTTATTAACTTCGGGCTGATCGGTTAATTGGTAATACACCTGGCGACGGCATCCACCTAATTGCGACGGTCCGATTTCCTTTTGCTTTGATCTATCTCGAAGATTATCTTGGGCTACTAAAGCGCCGGTCAATAACTTGTAAATATAAATGCCAGTATCTTCACTCATTACTTGCTCCTATGTATTGAAGTTGGTTTTCCATTTGCCCAGATACAATCCTTGCCACAATCAGGGCAGGATTTCCATTCACCATCAGGGAAAGGAATTAAATTGTCGCTCATCCCAACTCCTTTGCTTGTTCAACATTAAAAGGTTCTTGAGCTAAAGCAATTAGGTGATCTAACATTCCTTTAATCTCATCTAAATCTGTTACAACTCCTTGCCAAATCACTCCTGCGTAATACTCTTTCCACCAAGATAAAGGCTGACTCATTCCAACTCCTTCTCAATAGCCACGAATACTGTTGGCTCGTTCATATCGACTCTTTATCTACTCAAATTAACAAAGCCAAGAATAATAAGCATTAAACTAATGTAGTTCCAAAATGGTGCGTTCCAAATTCCCGTCATCTCAACTCCTTCTCTATGGCCTCTAATATTTTGTCACCACAATGCCAGCATATATTTATATTGCTATCAACCGCAGCCAACTCAAATGATTCGTGAATTTTAATTGGAATTGAAACTACTTTGCGAGTAATCCAAGTATGTTTGTCTATACGCATTTCACAAGTATCAATACTGCATACGCCTCTCATTCCAACTCCTTCTCAATCGCCTGAATAGTGGGGCAGGGATACCATTCCGATTCGCTTGCGGTACACTCACCACAAATAAGCCCATCCAATTCAGGCTTATGCAATTCCACTACTGCACGAAGGGCTAATTGCCATTTTATTACTTCCATAGTCATATTAGTTTTATCTGTTACAAATAACCTCATCAGCAATTCATCGTGGGTCATAGGTCATCCACGCAAATCTCGCATAATTCTCCATTACCGAAAGCAAGAAGGGTATCTGCATTGACTTCGGTTTCGCATCTAGTACAAATTGCTAGTTCATCATCAATCATTGCAACTCCAATGAACTGCGAACTGAAGATCCAATTGATCGGGCAATATCTACCTGGGTTTTGATTCGAGAGGCATTGCCACGACTTGCGCGTACTAAGATTTCAGCAGATGCCATTTGAAGGTGAAGATCCTCATTTTCGATTAAAGCTGAATCTTCTTTTTCTGTTGCAGTTAAACCCTTGCCTTCAGAATTCTTAGCACCGGCTAAAGCCTTGCGAGATTTAGCCAATGCGATTTCATATTGTGCTTTGATCGTGAAGTATTGTTTTTCCGCTTCATTGAGATCGACCTGAGCCGAATCAATTTCTTTTGATAGGGAAATCAATCTTGCTTCGACCTGCATTGGTGTTACTGTTTGGCTCATAACTTTTCCCAAAGGGCGATCATTCGGGCGTGGGATACAGAACGAGAAGTTTTTTGAAACCCTATGCGGGTAACTGTGTGCTTCTGCGACCATGAGCGAATCTTTGCACCAACTGCATTATTGGAATTTGGATAGAAAGTATCAGGGAATCCAATAGCATCAGTTAAATCTTCAGCAGTAAAACGGTAGCCCTCTTCTAAAGAATCAAACCAAATGTCTGCTTGAGTAGCCCAAACCGCTTTGGTAATTAAAGCGGCACGACTACCGTTATCAGCAAGAATCTCGCCTACTTGGGTACTCATTCTGCTGCCTTTAATTCATCAACACGCTTGGCAATGGCATCTTTCAAAGTAATACCGTCGATTTCTACATCTAGGTACTTCTTATCTTCTAACCAAATTTCACGCAAAGCATCTATTTCTTGAATGTTTTGTATTTCGTTAAATACATCACGAATATATTTTTGTTCTTCTTCTGAGAAGATAATAACTGCTGGCTCGACTTCAATCATCTTTGCAGGTTGTTCGGCTTTTGCTTGGGCTGGCTTTCCTTCTGGTTTAGCATCAGCTTGTGTCATTTCATCGGTTGTGTAAAGACCAGATAAATCATTTGGAAACGCTTTGCGAAGTGCCAACGCTTCGGCACATTTAGCAAGCATAAGATCCGGCATCTTCTTCCAAATAGGTGAAGATGGATTTGCGTATGAATCCCACTTAGCGACTGCATAAGTAGCGTGTGGCGCATCTTTGTAATAAACGCCTATGCGGGCAGCAACTGGTGGAGTCTTGGCTAACCAAACATCTTTCCATACGCCATCATCCCCGCACCATTCAGCAGTTGTTTGGCCACCATAATTGTTAGACCGTTGAGCGACGATTCTAAAACCATCAATTGAAGTTTGAATTGTGTAACGACCCCCACGCTCGATCATATAAATCTGACGAGCAAAAGGATCTAATCCCGTGCGTTGTGCCTGGTGAAAAAAGACTTGTAGATCGCCTTTGGGCGCTCTCGAAATGCCTAATTGACTGAGTGCCGCTATCTGTGTATCTGACCAAAAATCTTGATCTGCTTTTAAAGCTAACCCATGATCGCTCATGCTTATACCTTTCGTTGGGGATCCTGTTGATCCGTTAGGAGTAATCTATATCCCCGTAATCTTTGATGTCAACAACCCGTAATCTGTCAATTTCGGCGTGTCGCGTGAGAGGATTGACCATGGCATTTTCATCTATTGAAATCAGATTAGGCGGGCTATCCGTTGCGATCCAGACTGAGTTGGAATACCCAGACGGCCTTTACGATATGACCAATAGAGCTTTAAGTATTTTCAAAGAAGGATTAGAAAATGCTTCCGTAAAAGGAATTGACATTACGACCATGACTCTTAATACAGGATTTGAAGAGGATGATTTTTAATGACCACTATCATCGGGATTCAAGAAGAAGATAGTTGCACCCTGATAGCTGATAATCGGGTTACTGATGATGGTGGCAGAATTTACACTCACCCCGTTATGAAAAAATTATCCGAGGTTGGGGCGTTTGTTATCGGCGGGAGTGGGGAAGTTAGCCCTTGTGATATTGCCCAACATCTATGGAAGCCACCAGCATTGACTGCAAAAGATCGTCAAGACGTTTACCATTTTATGATTTCCAAAGCCATGCCATCCCTTCGCAAATGTTTAATTGAGAATGGCTATAACTTTGATGAAGAACACGATAAGTCAAAAGACGGATTGCGTTTTCAATTTTTAATTGCAGTAAATGGTGAACTATTTGATATTGACCAGGATCTTGCGGTTATGAAATCAAGCGATGGGATTTATGGTGTTGGATCGGGAGCGCCTTATGCTCTTGGTGCTTTGGCAACAGGCGCTGACCCAATGACTGCGATGGAAATTGCAGCGAAACTTACTGCTTTTACTTCACCGCCGTATCAAACTATTGTTCAGTACGCGAAGTAACTTCTACTAATCGTTTAACAATCCATTCAACTACTGGTACCGCTACTGCATTACCCATTTGCTTATAGCGATGGGTGTCTGCTCGTCCTTCAGTCCAACCATCAGGAAATCCTTGTAAACGCTCACATTCGGTTGGGGTTAAGCGACGAACTACTGACTCGGTAGCAACCGATTGGCCACCCGTTCGATCTAAAGTATATGAAGGATCTTGTTCAGATCCGATACCTAAACCATTTTGGTTTTTTTCCATATCACGCCCATCTTGAATTGGTATTGCAAGCATTGGCATATTATTTCCACCCGTTCCCATGCGAGCTTGGAGCGTGTTAATAACATCTCCTTGCATCCGAATATCATTTACTCGATTACCATAAAAGATTAGAACCGTAGCCCTAGTATCTCCATTATTTTCAAACGCGTTCAAGGTAGGAACAACCCCCCCCCCTTGCCATGTTTCAAAATCATCAACGTTTTGCGCTCGTCTAACTTTCGTAAACCACATTAGATACCACCATCTGCAATTTGTTTTTATCGGGCATCCGTTGTTCATTAGAAGTTCTAGTCAATGTATCTGCAATATTAGATCCATTCCACCAGGTCATCGTGTCCCTTGTGCGCCGAGCATTAAGGGTTGGGGAAACAGACTCTTTGGGAAAATCATAAAGTTCAAAATTGCCTACTCCTGCGCTGTTTGTTCCAACGCTATTTGGAGTGCTTGGGGTAATTGTTTTCCCCTTCGATTTGCTCTCCGAAGAATACCCTGCGCGGCCTTCGATGAGATCGAGTATTTCCGCAGGTGTTCGCCAGTCATCTCCAAGACATCCGACAATGAAGATTCTACGCCGTCTTTGGGGAACTCCGAAGTGTTGAGCATCAAGCACTCGCCACGCGACGCTATACCCGATGTCATCCAACGTTCCGAGAACTGTTCCCATGTCTGCTCCGTTGTTGCTTGAAAGTAAGCCAGGGACATTTTCGAGGATGAAGAATTTCGCTTTGGTTTCTTCGAGGATTCTAACGATTTCAAAAAATAATCCTGATCTAGCCCCATCCAGTCCAGCACGTTTGCCAGCCACGGAGAGATCCTGACAGGGGAATCCACCGACAATAATTCCATCTGACTCAAATCCGAGCTTGAATAATTGTTCACCTGTTACCTCTTTCACATCTTCTAAAATTGTTGAATTAGGAAATTGTTTTGCTAAGACTTTTTTAGCATTTTTGTCTATCTCTACTGATGCCACTACTTGCACACCATTGCGTTCGAGCGCTAAATCAAAACCGCCAACTCCGGCAAATAATGAAACTGCTTTCATCAATCTAGCCAAATCTGATATTGGGCAGTAACGCGACCTTTGGTTGGATCGATGAAATGCAATCGCTGAGATGGCACACCAGATACAGCCATAGAATCTCTTGCGTATCGATTATCTGATTCAGTAGATCCAGTCCAATAAATAGATCCTGTTTGATCGCTCATAGGTTCTTGCGCGAAGCGATGATAATGACCTAGGTAAATGTCTTGAAATGCCCATTTAAATGAGCCAGCCTTCCAACGATTACCTGCTGCTTGCCAAGCGCTAGGCGCTGCAAATCCCGAACGGCCTACTTCATCTCCGTGCATTAATAAAGCACGATAATTACCTATTTCAACTTTCTGAATATCTTCGGGGCAATCTTCCCAGGTTAAACGCTTTTCTCCGGCTAGAAGTTGGCGAGCCAATTCATAACACATACGATCAAAGTTATCGCCCTTTGGAACATTGTCGCGTTTAGATCCAATGCGACCATGATTTCCCCATTCAGCTACGACTGTTACGTTTTCAAATGAGGTCAAAAGATAACGAACAAAATCAACCATCAAGCGAGATACCGTTGTGTATTGTTCAAAAATAGATGAATCAATTTCCCAGAGTTGCGCCGGATAATTAAACAAACCTTCGACCATATCTCCACCAAACATAACCACACAATCCTTAACTGGGTGATTAGAGCGTTGGATTTCAGTAATATGAACTGCCTTCTTAGCAAATTCCATTACTCGTTGTTTCATAACTTCTGAATTATATGAAGTAGTTACTTTTGCGCCTTGCCAGTCGGTAGCGTGTAGCAAAGCAACTTCCGCTTTACCTTTTCGTTTATCAGTTGCAGGTGGTTGAACAGGTTTGATTGCCCCCATGGAAAGAGTGGCTTCATAGGCGGCACGAAAAGTTGCTTCAGATAATTCTTCAATGCGCTCTTTAGATTTTCGCAAAGCCTTTTGAGTATTAACTAATGCAGTTTGAAGTTCTTTAATGCGGGGATCTGATTCTTCTTTTAACTTTTCTAAATCATCACTTAGCGCCACTAGCACAATCCCCTCGTCTGTGTCGGGAGATAACACCTTCATTTATATTATGTCCATTTGCTTTAAGAACTCTGCTTAAAGATGAACTTGTTATATTTTTATCAGCGACTCGTTCGATTACTGCTTGTTTTTCAACAGCGCCGAGGGTTTCCAGAAATGTGCAGAAGGTACATTTGCCGCGACTGCTATGTAAAAAATTATTATCATTCTTTAGATCGGCTAATAAACCCACTATGCACCAACTATCTTTCGTGCATGGTGGACATATCCAATAATGTCATCCCAAGAATCCGAATGAGTTGGATTTTGAATTAAGCGAGCAGTTTTAACTGCAACCATCATCAAAGCTACTTCTTCTGGTGTGATGTCATCGGTATGGAGAATTGCTCCCCACATACGCCCAATGGTTGCGAAATTAACACCCGCATCCCCATATTGTTCTTGTCGATCTTCAAGAATTTTGTCGATCATCTTCAACCCTTTCTATTGGTTGAACAAAGATTAACAGATTACGCTATTTATGTCTGCGACACGGCATGAAAAAACCCATCTAGTGATCGGACTAGATGGGTCTGCTTTCGGGGGTTACATGAACAAGGATTAAGATACCTGAAAACTTCCACAATTGATAACAGGAATCTCCGGCGAGTCGGTAATTTGTGCCCATACGTTCCAAGTTCCTTGGGTATAACTACCTGTTAAAAAGCCCGTAGCGCCTTGTAGGAGGGTCGCATTGAACCAATCTGATGTCTGTGGTCGGTCCGCCTGAGTAAGTACCGCAAATTGCACGTTGGAGGTGATTACTGTGTTATCTAGGGTGATAAGAACAGGTTGAAATTCAACGCTCTCGCGGGGGTAAACATTGGTCATTGAAGATTTCCTCTCCATCGCTTATCAACTAAAGTCGCAAACTTATTACGATCTACAAGAATACCATTAGCCCAACGCTTAGTCAGGATCTCTCCCGCCCAATTGCGCTGAGTAGCTAAGTCCCCAACCCAGCGGGTGTCGCCTAATTGACCCACCCAACGGCGAGGCATAACTTCGCCAAATACTACAATGTCATGATCGGTATATTGGTTAGTCTTTTTAACTTTGGCTATAAAGGTAGAAATAGCCCCAAGCAAAGAATTAACAGTATGGCCACGGATAATTGATCCATTGGTTCCAGCAATTACCTGGATTGGAATAGTCGTTACATAATAAAGGCTAGAAATTTGATTTGTTGAACTTTCAATTACTGACAATTGGGCATCAGCTACAACGCCCTTGGTAACAGTAGCGGTTAAGGTTGCTGTTACCGCAGTAGCAACATTGGAATTTTCAACTCGAATTCCAGCAGAAGTAATAGTTGCGGTGACAGCAGTTAAAGCACCCGCGTATTTAGTAATAATTGAATCAACGGAAAGCCCAACAGTAACAGCAGTCGTTGACTGAATTGGCATATTCTGGCGGGCGGCTGAATTAAGGCTGGCAATAATAGCGAAAGTTTCATCGGCAAATTCGGCATGAATCGCATCGGCAGTTAGCGCCACAGCAATAGAAGTAGAAGTGCTAATCCCAGAGTTGCGAGATGCGATTGTATTAAGCGCCGTGCTAATTGCAGTAGTAACGGAAGCAACGCCATTTTGTTGCGCAGTAGAAGTTAAAGTTGCAGTTACATCAGTAGAAGCAGAAGATGCGGGAATTCCACCTGAATAAAATTTAGGAGAAATTGACCAAAATGGAGATTGATATGACAATACAAGGGTTGAATAACCCAATAAATTGCTTTGTTGTTGTCCTATAAAAAAACTAGGGGTGGGTGCTACATAAGGAGTATCAAACCCTATTAGGGTGTAACTAATTCCATACGCCATGCAACCACCCCCGAACTACTACCGCTAGTTAAGCAGCCAAAGGTGAAAGTGAAACTCCAAGTGTTGTGAATGTAAGAGTATCTGTATTAACAACAGATTTAGAAGTTGTTAGCGCAGCAGTCCACAAAAGATTTCCAGCAGTTGAAGCATCCCATACCGAAATGTGAGTAATAGTTTCAGTTGCGGTCATGGTAAAAGCAGGAGAGTTAGACAATGCAATTGCTCCCGCTGATGCGGCTGAAAATGTAGCAGATTGACGGGTAGTTACGGCAGAAGCGTTTGCAGTTCCGGCAGCACCTGGGTCAGCAGTATGAAGTTTGATGTAAGTAGCGGCGGGTGCAGTAAATGCAGCAGCGCGAAGCATATTAAGCCAGTTATTTGCAAGTGTGGTTGTAGCTAGTCCGACTGTCATTCTGACTCCTTATAATCTTCTGCATGGGTTACTTCTGCGTCTGCGGTAATAACCAATTCCATTTTAACGGTTGACATTTATTATACCTTAAGCCTTTGCCGCTTTATCGGCTTTTGCTTTTTCTTTAGCCAATCTAGCATCAATTTTTGCTTCAGTTAAAGCTAAAATGTTTAAAGTAAATGGATCTTTTGGATTTGTTTGACGAACTACAACAGGGATAAAACCTGAAGCAAAAGACAAAATCTTTACGGTGGTATTAGCATTTAGGCTAAATGAAACAATTGCTACTGGCAGGGCTAAAGTTCCATAGGTTAGCAAAACAGATTTAATTTTTTTAATATCTAATTTCATGATGCTCCTATTTGAGAAATTCTTGGATTGTAGAAATAAAAAATAACCAAGGAAAGTTTACCCCTGGATCTGTATGTGTGCCTAACTTTGGGAAAGCCTTAGTAACATCAATATGTCCACAAATACCCTTAGTCTTACCATCGGCTATTTGGGCGGGGGTTAAGTGAACGGCGGGAATTTTGTACTTTTTGCACCAATCAGCAGTAACTTTGGCGGCTACCTTAAGTTCAGCCACGGAGTAGGCATCTGCCCAATCACCTGTTGATTGAGATGCTGTTCCGGCTAATTCAATATGAAGCCCATCAGCATTGGCTCCGGGTGCTCCCCAGGCAATATCAGAATCATCGACGATTTGTACTGCTGAGTTATTATCCACGCAAAAGTGGGCAGATGATTGAGGGGCGGTAGGACCACCAAACCATTTGGCTACTGACTCAGCAGTATCTGGCTTTTCTTGAGATTCCATAGAATGAATGACAATAAGACGAATGGAACCCTTGCGAGGTCCTTTTGTGTAGTTCTTAGCAGTTGTCATAATTCAGCTTTTGCTTTCATCACTTCTACGTCGATTTTTATACTATGTTGATTTTCTAATAATTCTTCTACTTTATTGATCAAACCAGTTTTGCCATCGTTGTAAAGCGCATATTCAATTTTTGCTAATTTATCTTTAAGTTCATCTGTGTATTTTTGAATAGTATGTTTAGCGATAATACTCATGCCAGCAAGAAGCGCTGCTCCTACAAAAAAGTAGGAATAAACAATTGTTGCTGTATCTGCTGACATGAGTTGCGCCTTTACGGTTATGAGTTAATTTTCAAATATTGTTACTGCTGCCGTACCTGTTGATGTAACAATCCAAAGTTCAGATCCACCATTTACGTCTAAAGTAATCTTATCGTTTGCATCCATTTTGTAACCTGTTGATGAAGTTACATTGCGATCCCCAAGATAAGAAGCAACTGTTTCATTGTGAATGGAAATTTTGCGAATTGAACCAGCTTGATCTGCAATTTTAACTGGGGTAGTGCTTACTGAATATTGTGCTGTACGCATTATTGCTCCTTAATTAGAGAACTATTGTAGCGGCTTCTGCTTCTGTCATTGGTTCTCCAGATACAAGCTTGGCGCGAGCAGATGCTTTTAGGGCATCAAGTTCAGCTTTTGCTGCATCTTCCTCAGCCTTGCGGGTAGCCGCTGCGATAGCGTCTAATTCCCGTTGCTGGATTTCCTCATCTGTAAGAGGAATTATTTTTGTTTCGCCAGTAGCAAGATCGGCAACAATTTTAGTTGGGCGTTCGGTCATTAGATTATCTCCTTGATATCGTGATCTGAGTTAGTACAAGTCCAAGTGCAAGTTGCTTCATTTAATACCGCTTCGTCGTGGCATTTAGGAGGAACAAACGCATCTAAATCTTGACGATAAGAATAACCGATTCCGGCGTAATGCTTGCGAAATGAACCGTCATAATCTGTTTCTACCCAGTCACCGCCGATTGAATCCACGAAGGATTGGTCTGCGACAATAACTTGAGTTACAACATTGTCTTTTATCTCCGCAAAATATTGCGCCATTTTATCTCCTTATATCGCGTATCTAACAATAACAATTCCTGA